TGAGGGTGATCCTATTTACTATATTAAGACATACATTAAAATTGTGTCGCTGGATGAGGGTGTCATCCCATTTAATCTGTACGATTTCCAAGAGGAGATGGTAGATAGATTCCACGAGAATAGATTTAATATTGCTAAGTTACCAAGACAAAGTGGTAAGTCAACGGTTGTTACCGCATATCTATTATGGTATGTAATCTTTAACGATAACGTCAATGTCGCAATCCTCGCAAACAAAGCAGCAACTGCACGAGAAATGCTTGGACGTTTACAACTCAGTTATGAGAATCTTCCTAAATGGATGCAGCAAGGTATTATTGGTTGGAACAAAGGGTCAGTGGAATTGGAGAACGGAAGTAAACTCCTTGCTGCATCTACTAGCGCTAGTGCCGTCAGGGGTATGTCTTTTAACGTCATATTTCTGGACGAATTCGCGTTCGTTCCGAATAACATTGCAGATCAGTTTTTTAGTTCTGTCTATCCTACTATTTCTTCTGGTAAATCCACTAAGGTTATTATCATCTCTACCCCTCACGGGATGAATATGTACTACAAACTCTGGCACGATGCAGAGCGTGGTACTAATGAATATATCCCTACAGAAGTTCACTGGTCTCAGGTACCAGGAAGAGATGCTGATTGGAAAGCACAAACAATCCGTAACACAAGTGAACAACAGTTCCGTGTTGAGTTTGAATGTGAGTTCCTTGGATCTGTAGATACTCTGATCTCTCCCAGTAAGTTGAGAGTGATGACATATGACGAACCAATAGAAAAACAAAATGGTCTTGATGTATTCAGTAAACCAGAAGCGGAACATAATTATACGATGACAGTGGACGTAGCAAGAGGTATTGATGGAGACTACAGTGCATTCACACTGTTCGATACAACTACCGTTCCATATAAGTTAGTTGCTAAGTATAGAAATAATGAAGTTAAACCTATGTTATTCCCTGATATTATTTGTCAGGTTGCAAGAGCATATAACCACGCTTACATTCTTGTAGAAATAAATGACATTGGTGGTCAGGTTGCAGATATTATACAGTATGATCTTGAGTATGACAATCTACTAATGGCAGCAATGCGTGGTAGAGCAGGACAAGTTGTCGGTCAAGGATTCTCTGGTGGTAAGGTACAACTGGGTGTCAAGATGTCAACCTCTGTTAAAAAGATTGGTTGTTCTAACCTGAAGCAGTTGCTAGAAGATGATAAGTTAGTTCTATGTGATTATGATATTATCTCTGAACTAACTACCTTCATTCAAAAAGGGCAGTCGTGGGCAGCAGAAGAAGGTTGCAACGATGACCTTGCTATGTGTCTTGTGATGTTCTCTTGGTTGGCAGTACAGGATTATTTTAAAGAACTCCACGATAACGACATTCGTGCTAGAATGTATCAAGAACAACGCGAAGCAATTGAAGCGGATATGGCACCCTTTGGATTTATGGATGATGGTCTCACTAACGAATCATTCGTAGACCCCGAAGGACAAGTCTGGCATACCGATGAATATGGCGATCGCTCCTATATGTGGGATTACAAATGAGTACGGAAGGCATTTTACTTAACCTAGCAACAGCACTAATAACCTTAGTGTTGTTTTCTTTTGGATTCGTACTAGGTTACGCAGCAAGGAAGAGTGAGGAACAGTGAGTATAGAAGACGAACTGGGTCTAGAGCAGTTCCTCTTTGTTGATAGGCAATGTAGAAAATGCCTGAGAACTCTCTCGCTCACTGATAATTTTTATAAGACTAGAAAAGACAGAGGACAAAACCCCTCTGCATATTCGTATGAATGCAAATACTGTACAAAGAAAAGAATAAGTAAGACTAGAAATTCAAAACCAAAGCAGCGTAAGGAGTTTGAGTATCCCGACTGGTAATGTTCACGTTCCGTTTCCCCGCTTGAACAGTACCTTTTACTAAATAATATCAGCATAGATTGAGATTTTTTCAGGAGCTAACCAATGGCATCTACCCAACTTTCGCCAGGGGTCGTGGTACTTGAAAAGGATCTGACTACGGTTGCTAACGCAACTCTAGATAATGTGGCAGTGATAGTCGGTTCCTTTGAAAAGGGTCCCGTTAATAAGATTGTAGACGTAACTAGCGAGAAGGAACTCCTAGCAGTCTTCGGTCGTCCTAACGACTACAACTACGAATACTGGTATTCAGCAGCACAATTCTTACTGTACGGTGGTACACTTAAGGTTATTCGTGCGAACAGTTCTTCACTTAAGAACGCTATTGACACAGCACAAACTGTTGTCACTACTTTCTCTGGTGCAGATACTACTCTTACAGTAACAGCAGCGACAGACTTCGCGACAAGCGATCTTCTGTTGATCGACGCTGAAGTTCTTAGAGTGACTAACGTTTCAGGTAATGACCTTACTGTACAGCGTGGTCAACTTGCAACTGCAGCAACTTCACACGCTGCTGGCGCAAGCATCACCTTGATCGAAGAGTCAGGTAACAGCACCACAATGAACCAAGGTGGAACCCTTGCTGCTGGTGGTACTACACTGACTATTACTTCATCAGCATCACTTGCTGTTTCTATCAACGATCACCTTTTGGTCTCTGACGAGATTGTCAAGGTTACAGCGATTGTTGGTAACGATCTAACTGTTGAGCGTGGTAAGTTGGAAACAACTGCTGCTGCACAGACAGACGGACAAACAGTTAAGAGACTTGTTGTTACAGCAGGTAAGACTACAATCAACGAACAGACCTCAACTGGTGTGTCTGCTCCTTTGGTTAGAAATCTTGAAGAGTATGAAGGTAATGTTGAAGGCGCTTCTAATAACTGGAAGTTCGCTGCTAGACACCCTGGTCTTTACGGTAACTCTGTAAGAGTTGTAATGACTGACGCTGGTCCTGACCAGATCCTTTCTCTTGCACAACCTACTACTGCTGAATGGGAATTCCAAACTACAACTAGCGTAACTTACACTGGTGCTAACGCAGGTGCTAAGATTTACGGTTACAGAGTCGTAGTCACATTGGATTCTGCATCCATCGCAGGCGACTTTGAAAACGGACAATACTGGAGAGCAGAAACTGATGCTGCCTCACCTGTAAGTATTCCTGTTCAAGGTCAAATTGTTGCTTACGATCCTCTTACAAGAAAGGTCGAGATTGATGTTAACTACTCACTCTCATCTGACGTTCTTGAAGTTGGTGACGTAATCGCTCTTTGGAGTGCTGAGTCTGGTGGATCCAGAACTGGTGACAAAGGTAAAGTAGATGCAGTCGAAAGACAACTTCTTACTATTACTAATGCATCTAGCGAAGCATTCGAAGCAAACTATACTGTATCTGACGACAACGTTGCAGGTTCACCTAATGTGAACGTTGCTTCTGTAAGATCAGAATACGACGAAAGATATTTCGGTGGTTCACAGAAGTGGTCAAACGTTGCTCCTAGACCAAGCACTTCACCTTGGGTTGCGGATCGTGGTGGTTCTAAAGACCAAATGCACATCCTTGTCCTTGATGGAGATGGCAAACTCACTGGTACACCTGGTGCGGTTCTAGAGAAGTTCCTCTTCGTGTCTAAGTCATCTGACGCAAAAGGCGTTCAGGGCGAGACTGTGTTCTACAGAGACGTTATTAAAAACATCTCATCCTACGTTTATTGGGGATCACACGAGACTGGCAGCATCTATGATATTGACTCTGGTGCTAACGGTGACTTTGGTGGATCTGGTGTTTCAAGACACTTCGACTTGATCAAGCAAGTTGCTGCAATCAAGACTACAGAAACTGCCCTTGGTCGTGAGATCATCGGTACTGCAAAGGGTTCAACTCTCAGATACTCACTTCAAGGTGGTACTGACGGTTACACACTTTCAAGATCTGAGATCCTTGGTTCATACGATCTAGTTGCTGACAAAGAAACCATCGATGTAGATTACATCTTGATGGGTCCTTCAATGGCAGACACTAGCGATACAATTGCTAAAGCACAGAAGATCATCGACATCGCTGCAACCCGTAAGGATTGCTTGGCATACGTTTCACCTTCACGTAACGACGTGATCGGTCTTAGCGATACCAACGTGATTGTTAACAGATGTATTGATTATTTCAATAAACTCTCTAGCACATCATACGCTGTCTTCGATAACAACTATAAGTACATTTACGATAAGTACAACGATAAGTACCGTTACATTCCTTGTAACGCTGACCTTGCAGGTCTAACACTTAGCGCAACTCTTAATTCAGAAGCGTGGTTCTCACCTGCTGGATTCAACAGAGGACAATTGAGAAATGCAATTAAACTTGCTTACTCACCTCTTAAGGATCACAGGGACAGACTATATGCTGCACGTGTAAACCCTGTGGTTGCATTCCCTGGACAAGGCATCGTCCTTTTCGGAGATAAGACTGCACTTTCTTACCAATCTGCATTCGACAGAATCAACGTTCGTCGCTTGTTCTTGGTTCTTGAAGATGCAATCTCAGTAGCAGCAAAGACACAACTCTTTGAATTGAATGACGAGTTTACTCGTGCTTCATTCAAGAACATTGTGGAACCTTTCCTCAGATCGGTTCAGTCTCGCAGAGGCATCATCGATTTCTTAGTTGTTTGCGACAGCAGCAACAACCCACCTGAAAGTATTGACAGAGGAGAATTCTTCGCGGAGATCTTCGTGAAACCTACTCGCTCTATCAACTTCATCACCCTAACCTTCACGGCAACTAGAACTGGTTCTAGTTTCGCTGAAGTAACATCCTGATTCAAGAGTCTAACTAGGAGTTAAAACAATGGCAGAACAACAACCAGGACAGGTGGAGCAGAGCTCGGTAAGAGCTCCGATCTTCTCCTTCCGAGATCAAGTCAAAGATTTCGCCCGCCCGAATCTATTTCAATGCGAAATCTATGCACCCCCAATCCTTCAGGATGGGGTATCACCTCAGTCAGGTGGAGTAGCAGGTTCTTCAGCAGAAGCATCTGAAAACTCCGCTGGTGAGTCACAACTAAACGCTTCCGAAGCATCCGCATTCGGTACCTTCCTCGTGAAGGCAGCAAACATTCCTGCATCAACAGTTGGTGTTGTGGAAGTTCCTTATAGAGGAAGAATCCTCAAGGTTGCTGGCGACAGAACATTCGAACCTTGGACCGTTACTGTTCTAAACGATCAGTCATTCAAGATGAGAGCGTTCTTTGAATCTTGGTCAACCAACATTCAAGCACTACAGCAGAACTTCCAAAATGCTAACACTATCGCTGATTATCAAGCGATGGCAAAAGTTAGACAGATGGATAGAAAAGGTAAGATCATTCGTACATACAAGTTCGAAGGTATCTGGCCATCTAACATTTCTGCGATCGATCTTGACTGGGGAACCACAGATACTCCAGAGGAATACACCGTTGAATTCCAAGTTCAATACTGGACTTATGACAACGATGTCAACACTGGAAACTCAGGCAGTTAATCAGGTCAAATAAAGTTAATTTGAAACCTTATAAATAGTTGGGAAGAAAATTCTAATAATTAGATGTCCCAACTTTTTGGTTATTCTCTTGAACGTGCTAAGAAGGACTCTGCGAAGGGTCCTTCTTTCGTGCGTAAAGAGTCAGATGATGCAGCGACACCAGTCTCGGGTGGTGGGTATTTCGGTACTGCAATCGATCTTGATGGAACATACAAAGATGAAAACGATTTAATTCGTCGTTATCGCGCAATGTCAATTCATCCTGAATGTGATCGCGCTATTGACGATGTAGTAAACGAAGCAATCGCTGGTGAGTTAGATGATAGTCCCGTAGACGTGGAGTTATCTAATCTTAAAGTCAGTGGTACTATCAAGAAAAGAATTAGAGAGGAGTTCTTTAACATCCTCCGTCTGCTTGACTTTGACAAGAAAGCATATGATATTACAAGATGATTGATACCAAGAACCCTAGAGGTGGTATCACAGAACTAAGATATATTGATCCACGAAAAATCCGTAAGGTCGTGGAGATGGAGCGTCCTAAGGATAAACAGTTCCAAGATCCAAGGACAATGGAAGCGCAACTTGCTGGCAAGTCTGCAGAGTATTATGTTTATAATCCCAAAGGTCTCAGAGCAATGGAAACCTCTGGTATCAAGGTTGCTCCTGATGCAATTGCTTTCGCCCACAGTGGTTTGAAAGATATGAACAAGAATGTGATTATGTCACATTTGCACAAGTCAATCAAAGCGCTCAACCAACTAAGGATGATCGAAGATAGTCTTGTTATCTACAGACTATCGAGAGCACCAGAACGTAGAATTTTCTACATTGATGTTGGTAATCTCCCTAAGCAAAAAGCAGAACAATATCTCCGTGAGGTAATGTCTCGTTATAGAAACAAATTGGTCTATAACGCAGACACAGGAGAGATCAGAGATGACAGAAAATTTATGTCAATGCTCGAAGATTTCTGGTTGCCACGTAGAGAAGGTGGAAGAGGAACTGAGATCACTACTCTCCCAGGTGGACAAAACCTTGGAGAACTTGAGGATGTCAAATACTTCCAGAAGAAACTTTACCGTGCACTCAACGTTCCAGAATCAAGACTGGAATCAGAGTCAACCTTTAACCTAGGTCGCGCAGCAGAGATCACACGTGACGAGATTAAGTTCCAAAAGTTCGTAACTCGTTTGCGTAAGAAGTTCTCTGAACTACTTCACGATCTACTTAAAACTCAACTCATTCTAAAAGGTGTTATCAGCATTGAAGAGTGGGATGAGATGTCAGAGCATATTCAATATGATTTTATTGCTGACAACTATTTCTCTGAACTAAAAGAGAAAGAGATTCTAACAGAGCGTTTGAATCTTGTTCAATCAATGGATCCTTTCGTTGGTAGATACTTCTCTGCTGACTATATCCGTCGTCAAATTCTAAGACATACTGAAGCGGAGATCACTGAGATCGACGAACAGATTGAAAAAGAAATTGAAGAAGGTAAGATTCCTGACCCCGCTTCGATTGATCCTATGACAGGTGAACCGATGGCAGGTGGAATGGGAATGGAAGGTGAAGTCGAGGAAGAAGAAGGTCCAAGCGGTGTCGAATCAGTCGCTCCAGCAGACTATAAACGCGGAGAATTCTAAA